GTTTATTCTTACAAGAAGATGCATGCACACTTTATGCAAGACATGACCTACGAAGACGCAGAAGAGTGGATTGATTTTAATGTGGTAGGTGTTAAACCAGACAACTATACTATTCTCTACGATAAAAATGAAATTTAATTATTATAAAATAGGATACGCAATATTTAGTATATTAGCGGGATTGACAGTGGGTGTTCTTTTGGCATTATTTGTTGGGCTATCTACTTTTTTTCAGTCTCTTATCGCATTCCCTATGCAAGTATACAACCAATCTATCGCACAGTCTAAAGCTAGAAGACTACAAAAGATTTTTGGTGTTCCTAATGACCACCAGTTTGCAGATTTTAAACAACCAAGTGAAGAATCTATTTGGGATAAACACATAGAAAGAATGGAAGAGAAAAAGAGAAAACAAAATGATTAAGCCCCACTTAACTAAAACACAATATGCGAAATAAAACACTAGCTATAATTAATCTGTTATGTATTCTAGCCCCTATTCTTTTAGGAGCTACAGAAGAACTAACAGGAAACGCCCTGACAAATGGGTTGTTAATCGGACTTCTTGGATTACTGATGATCATATTCGGCATCTGGACTTCTTTAAGATTGGCTAAACAGCCCGACTAACATCTCGGCGGTCGTAATTCCAACATTGCGACCGCCATTTAAAATAAATAAAAATGAAATCGTTTTACGAATTAAGTTTATACGTCCTTAAATGGGCCGAAGAAAGAGGCATCTTCAATAATGGAGAACCCTTGGCTCAACTTGCTAAGACCCAAGAGGAGCTAGATGAAACAATCCAAGCGGTTAAAGATGGTGATCATCTCGAAATCGCGGATGGCATTGGTGATATGCTTGTGACTATTATCATCGCCGCCAAAATGTTAGATCTTGATCCTACAACCTGCTTGGACCAAGCATACAATGAAATTAAAAATAGAACTGGAAAGATGGTCGATGGCCAATTTGTAAAAGATGAATAAAAAAGATTTAATAAAAGCTTTGAGTGGGGGGTTAGCATTTGGTTTGCTCGTATTCGTATTCATTCAAATCTTTTTGTTTTTTGTAGATACAGAGTTTGAAACAGATGAAGTTTTAAAACCAGAAATGAAAGTGGAAGTTATGGTCCCAGAGGTTCACTCCCTAGACGAAGAAGGGGAGCCAGATGTCACAGCGGTCACATTCAAATATGAAATCAGAATACAGAATTCATATGATGATACGCAACTAGAAGTCCTCCCTACCATAGAAGATGTTTTAGATTATCTAAATGAGTATACAAGATTCCATGAGGACTTATACGTTTATGATTTAGAAACAAAAGAATTAATTCTTGATTCTAGGACTTACGGGCAAGTTATGCAGGAGCTAATGAGCAAAGAAGATTTATTGATTAAAGCTGCTGACAACCCTGACAAATACACAGACGAAGAAATATTCCAACTGCTTGTAGACTAATGAAATATATACTTATATCCGTATGCATTATAACTGTTACTAGTTTAATGTATTTTAAAAGAGAAAAAATTACTTTTGATAAAGAACTGGTGGTGACTTATAATAAACAACATAAGGAAATTCCAGTTAAGGTTACCCTCACTAAATACCAACTCGAAAAGATGTTGAACATGGTAGACCAAGAGTATGGGTATGGTGGTCCTGCCGCACCGCAAGATAGCTTTACCTTTACTTCAATAGCTAAAGGTAGTCAGTATTCAGAAGAATATAGTATCTCTTCTACGCATTTAGCTAGGAAGCCAATTAAATGAAATATAAACCACTGCCACCGCTAAAACAATTAAAAGAATTCTTAGATTATAATCCAGATACAGGGATATTCACTTGGATAAAAAAACTACATAGAAGAATGCAAGACCGACTTGTCGGTCAAGAAGCAGGGGTAACGAACTCATGGAATTATTATATACAAATTAGATTTAAAGGTCACCAATATCGAGCGCATAGATTAGCTTATTATATGCATCATGGTATAGACCCACTGGAAAAACTTGTAGACCATATAGATGGCGATAAGAGTAATAACAAGATTAATAATTTAAGATTAGCGACTTTCTCTCAAAATGGTACAAATCGTGTTAATTTACCTAGTAATAATACTAGCGGTGTAATAGGAGTGTCTTGGGATAAAAAACCTAAAAAGTGGAAAGCATTAATTATGATTAACGGGAAAAATAAACATTTAGGGTATTTCATTAATAAAGAAGATGCAATAAAAGCTCGTAAAGAAGGAGAGATAAAATATTTTGGTGACTTTCGGAGCAGGGAGCCAGAAAAAGAAAAAAGTATTTGTTGGCTTGGTGTTATCCCAGAGGGGATGAAAGATGAGATGCGCTATCCAACAGAAGAAGAAATAGATAAATTTTTAGAAGAAGCAGAAAGTAAATCGAAATAACATGTCTAAATTATTAAATTGGTTTGAAAATGATGAATTATTTTTCAAAGAGTGTAGACAAGGGCAAAAATGGCAGGAATATGTGGGGCGTTATTTAGAAAAACAAGGCGTTAAAGTAGATATCGCGGAGTTGTCTTTCCGAGACAATCCTAATGTCGCAGATTATTCAGATGATGAAGCTGGTCGATGGGCGGTTGCTCGTAAAAAAATGGAAACAGCGCGAAAAGAGTATGTCAATACAAAAGATATAACAATCCTCCCTGATCGTGTCGTGGAAGTAAAGAGTCGTAATCTTCGCTTCACTAGCCCGAAGGATTTCCCTTTTAAAACTGTTATAATTGATACTGTTTCTGGATATAATCAGAAAGACCCCAAGCCAAGATTGTATGTTAGTGTCAGTCGCGAAACAGGGGCGATGATCGCTACAAATGGGTGGGCATCAAAAAATTGGCAAAAAGAAAGAAAGTTTGACAGGGTAAGAAAAATTTGGGAAATAAACTACGAGTGTCCTATTGAGCATTGGAAACCTATAGATTATTATTTACCTTCCATAAAAAAATATCAAAATGAACAGTAAAGAACTACTCCAACTCCACGATGACACCTGCAAATCTTGTAGGGACATCATGCTGAAGAAAAATAATGATTATACTGGTGGCAAGAAAGCTACAGATATATTCGCCAATTTTAATTCATCTAAAATTCTAGACATCCATCCTGTGCAGGGATTACTCTTGCGTGTAATAGATAAGGTGCAAAGAATCCGTTCGTTTACTAACGACAAAGAGCTTGCTGTCCCAAATGAGACAGTAGAGGACGCTTGCGATGACATTGTAAACTATGCCATCCTTGCTAAAGCTATGCTCTTGGATGAAAGATCCCAGATCGAACGACCAGTTGACAAGCAAACGTATGCTGTGGGAGAGGGAGATATGCCTTATGAAAATAAAGAAGTTGTAGAGGATGGCAATGGACATGAGATCAAGTTGCCTGTAAAAAGATAATATGTATTTTAGAAAAGAGATCGAAGCTATCGCAGATTTAGCGAGCGAGGAACATCCAATCAAGATTGCTCATTGGGCAATTAAAAATAAAAAAGAAAGACTAGAAGAGGTTTTTCAGTTCAGATCGAAAACATTTAAAGATCTAGAAGATTACCTTGACTATTGCGTCAAAGATTCTATAAGTTAACTATGAATATATTTGTTGTAGATACCGATCCTAAGACCGCAGCACAACAATTGTGTGATAAGCACGTTGTTAAGATGATTTTAGAGTCGGCGCAGATGCTTTGCGCTGTCTTTCCCAACGGCGATGCTCCATACAGGAGAGCGTTCTACAATCACCCTTGCACCAAATGGGCTAGAGAGTCAGCAGAGAATTACGAATGGTTAATAGATCATGCTTATGCCATGTGCCAAGAGTATACTAGACGCTATGGTAAGGTTCATAAGTCTCTTGATACTATTCAATGGTGTGGATCTAATTACCACAAGCTAAATATACCACGCAAGGGATTGACTAAGTTCGCACAAGCAATGCCAGAAGAATACAAAAATGATTGTTCGGTTACAGCTTATCGTTCTTACTACAATGGAGAGAAAGCTTACTTCGCTAAGTGGAGTAAGAGGCAGACCCCTTCTTGGTTTAGTCCCCAGATCGAATCATCTTGCGCCAAATAAGTGCCAGATCGAATGATATTTTTCCAAATAAACGATTAAAAATTAATTAAAAAAAATAAAAAGTTAATTAAATTAATTAAATACTTTTTTTAACATAACCTAACAATTTTATTTGTGTAATTAGATTCGAAACATTAGTAACACAAATCTTTTCTGTCGTTACTGTGAGCGGATAATTCATCTCCGTATCTAATCTTATCCCTTCTTCTTTTATCTCTGGGTAGATGATCTCTGATACGAAATCATATAAACCTTTTTCTTTTAATACAGAATAGAAGTAATCTATTTGTTCTTTCTGTGCCTCTACGATGACATCCATGCCGTAGTGAAGCTTGGCAACGCTCGTTAGATACCTAAAATATAAACCTTCGTTTGTGGTGAGTTCAGAAACTACTATTAGGGTCATACATTTAATTACACAAAAGAAATTAAAATAAAAAAAACTCAAAAAAACTCTTGCGTCCCTATTTTAAATGAATATAATATACGACATATGAACGAAACACCTAAGAAAAGAGGTCGCCCTGCGGGTTCAACTTCATTTACCAGAATCAAACTAAAAGATCTGGCTGATCAGTTGGGACAGCAAGCGACCGTTGTAGTATCTAAACGGTGGTTAGAAGAGATTGGCTTGACAGTCGATGCTTCTCCTGCTAAAACAGAAACAATCCAAGAGGCAACGGAGCCAGAAGAAAAAATTCAATTCTCCGTCAACACATTTGAGTAATGAGCAAAACCACTGATATGTTTGAGGGTCTTATAGGACAAGACACATTAAAAACCAGACTAGGCTTTTATAAAGAAGCCAAAGAAGCTACTGGCACACTTCCTTTTCTTCTTTTCAATGGAGCGAAAGGATTAGGTAAGACAGAGTATGCAAAAGCATTTGCTAAAGCTTTGGGTAAACCCATGATTGAAATTAATTGTTCTACTATTCGTAATGCAGAGCAGTTCTTTGAGCAGGTTTTTATTCCTGCGATTCTGGATAAAGATGTAACCGTTCTACTAGACGAAGCACACGCACTACCGAAGGATTTAGAAATGTCGTTTCTGACTATCTTCAATGTCGAGGGTGCTAAGACCAAACGATTTGAATTTGGTGAATCAAGTTTCTTGTTTGACTTCCAAAGGCAGACTTTCTTGTTTGCCACTACAGAGTTAGATAAATTGTTTCCTCCTTTTAAAGATCGTCTTACCCAATTAGACTTTGAGCCATACACTTCAGAGGAGTTGGGCGGTATCATCACAAAGAAGTTGGACTGGATTACCTTTAATGATGGAGTGATGGTTGACATTGCTCAAACAGTTAGAGGTAACGCTCGCTCTGCTATAAAAAGATCTTTAGAAATTAGTTGTTACGCTGAAGTCAATAACAGATCTAACTTTGGCAGAAAAGACTGGAAAGAATTGTGTGGTCTCTTGGGCATCATGGCTTACGGCATCAATAATACCGAGCTACAGGTTATGCGTATCCTCAAGGATCGTGGAGCTTGCACGCTACAAATGCTTTGTGCGGTTACTGGGATGTCAAGAACAGCTATCCAGAAAGATGCAGAAATACATTTATTAAAGAATGGTTTTATGAAGATAGATGGCAAGAGAGAGATCACAGGCAAAGGAATTAAAACATTAGAAAGATTAAGTAATGACAAAAAAGAAAACATATAGCCTACCTTCCACCATAAAGGTGGGGGGCATGATATTTAAAATCATTTTTAAAGAGATGGATGACTATGGATGTATGGACTTCGATGAAAAAACTATTTGTATTCGTAAGGGTCTTAGCCCAGAAGAGCAACTAGATACTTTGATTCATGAAGCTCACCATGCGGCATTAGGCATCAGTGGGTTATCAAACATTCTTGATTGTGAGAATACAGAAGAGGCTTTAGTAAGGATTGTAGATTATATGGTTATTCCTATTGTCAAAGAAGAATATAAGAAGTATATTAACAGCAAATGAGCGAAGAGAAAACATATCATATAGCACGCAGAGATTATCAGACGACTGCGCTTTTTATTATTGACGGTGAGGGTGAGGTATTATCCGAACCAATGGAAACAATGGACGAGGCAATGAAAGCTTTAGAAGAAATATAATGCAGAAGAGTAAATTATTTACAGTAGTAGACCTAGCAGGAGACACAGCAACCGTTTGTTGGTTGGGGGATGATAAATTTTCAGAGGACATTAAAAGTTTTGACCCAGATAAAGCAGAAGATTTAGATTTAGTTGATTTAGATTCTGTGATTAGTTATTACTTTGACAAGGATGAGCTAACCGAAGATAATGATTTGATTGGTAAGAGATGGCATTGGGACGAGGCTGATCACACAGTGATCGAAAAGATTATTCACACACATATTATTAATTAATTTAAAAGAATTTAAAATCATGAATAAAGATCGAGAGCCACTGATAGTTGAAGTAGAGACGGCAGACGGAACAATTAGAAATGTTCTTTTAACTCAAGGTATAGAGATAAGACACTTCTTTGAAATCAATGATGAGATATCATATTTTTATGATCCAGATGAAGTATCAGAACCAAAAGATTTGATTGGTATGTCTGTCTTCGGACAAGTGCAAGAAAAGGGAGATCTTATAAAAAAAATAAAAAGAGTGTTCGATTACTACTCTTTAAGAGACATAACAAATGATCTGCAAGCAATCTAAATGTAAGTATCCTGTTACCTGTGACTATAACAGTGAATGCATGGAACAATTAGTAATAGAAGCAAACTATAATAGAAACAACAATATGAAAGCAACCATCAACATAACAGACACAATGCTCAATAAGAGTATAATAGACGCAAACAAATCAGTTTGTGACCTAGCCAAACAATTCTCTTTTGATTATTCAGAGGAAGAAAGTGGAGCCAAGCATCTAGTATCGGGTAAGTATCCTGATGGAACAGAAGCCAAGGTGACCTTCTATAAGGCTAAGACCAGAGGAGACAAGAGAATCTCCATCACCAAGCTAAAGCACCAAGCAGAGGCAGGAGATACAGTAACACTCCAAAAGAATCGGGGTAAGATTAAGATCCTTATTAATGATTAAGATTTTGTTGATATGGTGGAGTCTGGGATTCGTCCCTGTAATTATACTTTATTGTTTAATGTGTTCCTTCACTAAACTAATTCATTCAATAGACGTTTGTAATTACAAAAACCCTTTTCTTTTCATTCGTTTGTAACTACAGAGAGTATAAGATACATAGAGGGGGATATATAAGAGAATATACTGCAACCATAGGGAAACCCTGTATATAGGCAGAATAGCTTACTCCCTACTCTTTTTAATTAATTAAATACCTTTTAATACAATTTAAAATAACTATGGGTGAGTTTAACCCTTTTATCTTTACAGTTTTGTTCTTTTTACTGCTATATAATGCATTAAGAAGTGGAGAGAAAACGTCTCATAGGGACGAAGACATAGACGATTACTGGTCTGATGGTTAGGATATAAGACTACGGGTGTGTAGCCCAACGGCAGAGGCAACAGACTTAAAATCTGTAAAGTGCGGGTTCGACTCCCGCCACACCCAGATTGCCCAGCTCAACTCAAATAATCTAAATAAACAAAAAGTGCGGATCGAAAGAGATCGCCTTAAATAAACGTCAGGTCAACCGCACGTTACTAAATAAGCGATTAGCCAGATCAACCGAAACATTCTAAATAAACGATTAGCGCAATCAAACAATAAGTTTTGTTGGTTTGTGATTCTGTAATAAACTGTTTTGTTTTGTGCGTGTATTTTTTATTAATTTAAATGTTGACTACCACCGTAGGTGGTAGTAGTGTAACGGCATGACTGAAACAGAAGAATATCCATTACCAACGGTTCACCTTAACGGAACAGATAAAAAAACATTATTGTGGGGCAATATTAAAATCCAGAAAACTCTAGAAGATTTAAATGAGGCACTTCAGGATTGCACATTTCACGGCAGAGACTATTATGTGCAGGACAATAACCCCGCTATGGATGCCTTTAATGATGACAATGCTTTCTCCAAAGCAATGGACGAACGAGTTAAACACATAAATAATATTAGTGAGTTCGCAGAGTATATCAAGAAGCATATCGAACACATAGCAAACCAGTGATAGAAGTTTTTATTTTAACCATTCTACTATTAATAACATCATTGAGAAAATGGATCTAATTAAACTACATAAAATAAAAGAGTTTGCTCTGGAGCAGATGGACAAGTGGGGCATAGATGATTGGAAGTTTGTATGGGATACTAGAGCTGTGCGTCGATACGGGCAGTGTCGATACAGAAGGAAAGAGATTGGTATAACCAAAGTGTTGGCGAACCTTAATACAATAGAAGAAACAAAAGATGTTGTTTTGCATGAGATCGCCCACGCACTTACAGGCCCAGGACATGGGCATGACTTCATGTGGAAACGTATGTGTCGGAGGGTCGGGGCCAGACCAGAGAGATGTTACAAGTCTGAAGATAGGGGCGGCACAGTTAAAACCACAAAAGGAAAGTATAAATTAATTAATAAGGACACAGGTAAAGTCTATAGATATTATTACCGCAGACCAAAGCATAAGAACTGGGATGGAGTCTGGCTACAAGGCAAGAGACAAGAGACAGAAGGTAAGTTGCAGGTCGTGCAATGTTAACTAAATAATATAACGCAGGATCAAATAGAATCAATTAAATAACAAGCCCGCAGTAATGCGGGTTTTCTTTTTGTCTTTTATATATGCAAGTCATAAGTCACTGATACTCAACGAGTTACGCGGGGCCAGCCCCCCGCGCCCCGTAACCCGTTGATACTAAAGGAGTTACAAGTGTTTCATGAGTGGTCAAATCGAAACCTCCGTCGCGGGATCTCCCCGCGCACCATGCTTGCAACTCCCTAAAATTAGTCGTAGCTAGAACCTAACAATTCATTTACTTCGGTTGCCATGCGTTCATGCTCTCTCTCGATATCATGAGCCAATGCCTGATATTCAGGATGTGATTCATCTAAAAGTTCAATTAGATGTGCCTTGTGATCATTGAGGAT